AAGGACAACAACATCCTGTGTGTTCACTCCGGTGCAAAACCTACGCATTACGGCAACGGCGTCGGCAGTTGAATCGCGATGCAGTGCACAAGTAAGAGCACCAGAGCCACCGCTACCTACATAACCAAACGGGATGATGCAGCGGACACGCAAAATGCTGCTTGCATACACCGGGGTAATTGCCTGCGTGATGATTTCCTCGCCCTCGGTATTCTGAGGAGTAGTGTTGTCGTCTGGCGTTTGTACGTTAACAGTTATTACCGTGGACGCCGAATTGCGGACGGTTTGGACTAGAGTTCCCGGCCTGACAGAACTCTTTGTGGTCTCCGCGTTTACTCCGGAGAATCCAGACCTAGACCCGCCCAACTCCAATTGCGCCTCGGAGATTCGGAAGTCTTTCGTCGTGATGCTAGCCGTGGTAGCGGCAGATACCTCAATGGCAATGCCGTTTGCACAGTCGCCCATGTCGCTGACCGTCAGCGTAAGGCGGGTATCGGTACCGGTAGCCACAGCCGTGGCCGTTCCAGTAGAAATGGTCGTCAGCGCGCTAAAGTCGTCGGCCGAATTTGCCTTCTTCACCGTGACGGTGTAGTTAATCGACGAACCTACGTCATGGTAGACAAGGCACGAAAACGTTACCTGCCGGTTTTTGTAGCGCGTTGACTCAATCGACGGTATGCGGATTTGCGCTTCTACGACACCGGACGAGGATTGGCTTACCCCATCGAAGTGGCCATAAGCCCCGGATGCGTAGTCGGCAGAAAACCCTTGGGTCAGCGTGCCGGCCGTCACGTTCGTAACTCGGCCGTACAGGCGGTTTACCTTGCCCTCAAGGAACGAGCTGGTAAGCGTCAGGTCGGTTCCAAGCGCAACCCTCATGCCGCCGTTGATGATGCCGTTTTCCGTAACGCCGGATAGCGCGCCAACGGATGCCTCCAAGGCGTCAAGCCTGGTATCGGTGTTGGAATCAGCCGTAAACAGGTAGTCTCGCGTCCATTTGGTCGTACCTCCTGAATCCTTGGCGATGGCCTTGAACTGCGTCCCATTGGGGAGGTGGAAGTCAGGAATCAGGCCATAGGCGTCTGCCGTCAGGGTCGCACCAAGGCTTGCCGTCTGGTCTTTGTCGGAGTAGACGGTAAGTGGGGTGGAAGTCCCTGCCTCGTAGATTTCCAGCGAACCACCCGGCAGCAGGTTGCCCTCGGCATCCCGCAGGAGGTTATTCGTTACGGGGTTGACCCAGCGGTTAGTGCTCATTGATTGGCCTCGTCATTGACTTGCGTTGCCTGAACCCTGCCAAGCAACTCCGCGAATGCCTGCGCCTGCGGGATTCGCCCGTTCTTTTTCAGCACGGCAGCCAGTTCGGCCTGCCATTGCGGGTTAGTGATGATTTCTGCTGCGGCGCGGTCAAACCTGCCGCCTAGTGCGTTGTCAATGACCTGCGTCAGGTAGCGCGTATCGGCGCGAGGCATGTCAACACCAGACCTAGCCTGTGCCGCCGCCGTTTTGGCCGTGATTGGATTCAGCAGGTTGGCAAAGGCTCGCTTCATGTCAATCAGCGTGCGACGGGCCTCTGGCAGATTCTTGGTAGCCACCATGAACATCTGGAAGTCGCGCTCTTTCCGCAGAACGGAATCGTAGAAGTTCTGCGCGCCGCGCTCATAGCGGGATGCATCAAGCCGACGCTCAATCTCGTTTCGTACGATGCGCCCCCAAGCCTCCGGGTCTTCCTTGCCAACGCGGTCGGCAATGTTCCGCAGGACGTTAAGGTCAGTTTCCTGCGGGTCAAACAGGACGCGGGAGACATTCTTAAGTTCCATGTCACCCATATCGGCCAGTTTGCCAATCTTGCCCTCCCGCAGGGCGGCGACCATCGGTGCCTCATCGGAATAGATGGCGCGGGCCTTGGCATAGTCTGGGCTTGCAGAATCGGCCAGCTCAAGCAACGCGCGCTTTGCCCCCAGGTATTGGGCCGCCTCTTGCTTGCGGACATCGCGCATGGCGAGGCCAATCTGGTCGTCCAACTGCTTCTTAACAATGTCGGCAGCCTGCACGCTATTGAGCGGGCTTTTGCCGAGTGCGCGCTGCCAGATTGGGTCGCTCATTACGCGCCCATAGGCGGCCTTGAGAACCGGGTCAGACTCAAGCAACTGTCCGAGTTGTCCCTCTGGGATGGAGTTGACCTTGGCCGCGTCGTAGTACGGCTTCGCTGCCTTGGCGAGGGCAGACTCTTCCTTTGAGATGACACGGCTTGCCGCCCCGCGGACAGCCGCAGCGGCGCTACTGTTCTCGGGAGACAGGTCAAACAGGAAGCGATTGATTGCCGCCGTCTCTTGCTCGCCACGAGTCTTGGCGAAGTCGGCCATCACGTCGAATCCGCCGCCCTCTCCGGCAGCACCGACACGACCTTGCCGGGCAGCAAGTTTGATGTCGCCAGTAGCCTCTGCCGGTGTCAGTTGAATGCCGAGACGTTGGGCAGCCTCAAGCCTTTTGGCCGTCTCCTGCGTCAACTCCTCGCCGCCCATGCGGGTAAGCATTTCGGCGCGGTTTGCGCCCAACAGCGAGCGGACTGTACTAATGCCCTTCCCCGCCGCCGCCACGACAGCAGGTGCTGCCGCGCCGATAGCCGCGCCAATAGCCGCTGATTGCCCGCGCGAACCATCCTCGCCCTGCGGCATGATGCCGCCCACGCCAAGGCCGATTGCACCCTGTTCTGCCATGCGCGCCGGCAAGGCAAGACCACGGGCCGCCGGGATTGCTGCGGCAGAACCAGCCTCTCCAACAAACTGGCCGACGCGACCGGCAATAGACCGGCCCTCCGGAGACTGCTCAAATGCGGCACGCCCCTCAGCCTGACGGCGAATAAGTTCGTCGCGCTGCTGCTGTGCGGCTGCTACCTGTTCGGCGGCCCGCGCAGGGTCTTGCAGCCGTGCGATTTCCTCGGTCAGGCCAGAAACGCCCATTGCCCCACCGATAGGCGACCTAGCGCGACCGACTGCACCCTCTGCTGCCAACTGCTGCACGCCCTCTACGACGTTCTGGGCGCCGCGCATACCGCCCACATCGAAGGATTGGGCAATACCTGGTTCTGCCTGCGCGGCAGGCTGCGCCATAGACGCAAAGATTTGCTCAAGTTCAGCCTCGGTAGGGGGCGAATCGCCGGTGAGCCTGACTACCTTCCCGGTTTGCGGGTCGGTGACCGTGTAGGTCGGCATTATTGGACCTCCACTCGGAAGCGGCCAATCTGGCTAGGCTGCGTCCGCACCTCGCCCGGCAATGCCGGCTGCCCGGCGGGAGTAGGCGGTACCGGATTGGTCGGGCCGGTAGAACTTGCCGTCTGAACACCAGCATTGCGGCGCAGGATGTTCATGGCGTCGTCAAGTGCTCGCCGCGCAGCCGCAGGGCTGATGTTGGGGTTGGACAGAATCGTGGCAGACCTCGACAGGGTTTTGGCCTCAGAATCGGTAATAGTCCCCTGCCCCTTTAGTTCGCCACGCGCACCAAGTTCCAACATCCCTACGAATTGGTCGCGCCTCGCCATCAGGTCAATGCCGCCCTGGGTCCGCATAATTTCAGGCCAAAGCGACTCACCGCGCCCATAGATAAGGTCAAGGTCTGCCGTAGCAAGTTCGTCGTAAATACCCTGCGCGTCTGACAACTTTCCTACCTGACCGAGTTGTGCCACACGCTTGGCGACGGCCGCTTTAGCCTCCTCAATCTGCGCAGACTTCTGCACGTCAATGTCAGCCTTGCGCCTTTCCTTGGCAAGTTCCAGCTCGGAAGCCTCCTGTTGGGTCATGCCGGAACGGGTAAGAATCTCTGCACCCTCCGGAAGCGGAACAGACTGGAACTCAATCCCGCCCGGCCCAACAAGCGAACCTCCCTGCATAATCCTTCCGGTTGCGGGGTCTCGGTACAGGACTGCGCTTCCGGCCAACTGCTGCCGGCGCTGCTCTGGACTAATCCCCTGCGCCAATCCGCTCACCATGTCGTAAGCCTCCGGACTGTATTGCTCCGGAATGCCGCTCACGTCTGCGCCAAGGCGGGCCATCGCGCTGCGGACAGTGCCCCACCGCTGCGATTGCATTTGCGGGTCGCTGCCAAGCATGCGGACGGCAAGGCCGGCGAACTGCTGCCCGCGAGATAGCCTAGCCTGGTTGGATGCGTTCTGTGCTTCCTCAAGCGCAAACGGCGCCATCTGCGCCCGCTGCTCGTTGGCTGCCCGCTGCGCCTTGATTTGCTCTGCCTGCGACAGCAGCCGGCCAAGGTCGAATTGCTGAATCTCTGCCATTATTACGGCCTCTGCGGTCCAATGAATGACGAATGGCCCGGCGCCGCTGACAGCAATCCCTGATTAAACTGCTGTTGTTGCTGCAATTGATTGGCAATCATCAGGTTAGACAGCGCGCTAGTCCCCACATTGGTAAGGTTGCCGTACAGGTTGGCGGTATTCGCTCCCTGCTGCATGGCGATTTCCGAGAGGTTCGTGGATTGCAGCGCCGGGTTATAGCCCGCACCCGTAGCAGCCGCCTGACCGCCTGCGGCAAGATTGGCAAGCATCCCAGTCTTGGCCTGCCAGATTCCAGCCTCACGCCCAAACGCCTCGCCAGCCTTGGAACGGGCCAAGTCCTGCGCGTACTGCGTCAGGCCCGTCAGCGTGCGTCCAGACCGCAGCAAACCCTGCGCGGCGGCAGAACCCTCTACGGCTTTCGTGCCCTGCTCTAGCGCGAATTGGTAACCAGGGTCAGACTCAATTCCGGCAACAATCTCGGCATAATCGGGGGCTTTCCCAATCTGACGCTGATACCGCTCAAGCGATTCCTCGCCGGCTCGCAGGAACGGACGCAGGCGCCTTTGCGTCAGGTTGTATTGGCGGGTCAGTTCGGCAAGGCGGGCCGCCTCGATGTCCGCAGCCTCGCCCATCGCCTTGCTCTGTTCGCGGGCACCAAAGATGCCGCCGGCCGCCTGCAAGCCACCGGAGGCCGCGACAGCCGTTACCGGGTCGTTCCGCTCGCCGCAAGCAACACCACCGGTCGGGTCGCCAACAGGGTTATCCAGCGATGCCCTGCGGCTATCGTGGCGGGACAGGTAGGTCTTAAACATCGCATTGCCTCACATAGAATGTGCGGTCACCGTCAGTATATGTCGGTTCAAACCCGCAGCGGCGAACAAAATCGTCTGGCCGTCCCTTGGCAACCTGCGTCAGCAAGTATCCATAGCGCGAAGCCCTTTCCACGAACACGGCACGCCACAGCCAAGGCCGCAGCCACTTCCCGTGGTACTCTGGTAGCACCCCGACGTGAACCTCTGGACCGTGGGCCAAAACGGCCCCCACAAGCGCACCGTCCACCTCGACAGGGTAGATGTCCCACCCAAGGAACCTGTCAATCCACATGCTCAATTTGCCGGGTTTCCCGCAGGACTCCCAAACGGCACGGATGGCAGCCTTACGGATGCTGCGTGTTGACTTCGGTTCTAAGCGCATTTAGCAGGGCCGTCAGGTCGGATAGGTAGCGATGCCAAACGGGGTCAATGAACAATTCCCCGTTAGGGCCGCGCCGGATAAGCGGTTGGCTTGCGTCAGGGATGCGTACTGCTGGCTTGCTAACGGCCACGGATGAACACCCCCAACACGGTCCATTCGGTCTGGTCAGTCTTGCGGAATTTGCAGGTCATGTTCCGGAAGCGGCCAAGGCGGCGGTACCGGACGCGAGTCGAATAGGCACCCTGCACGCCCTCGTCAGCCCACCGTTCGTTGCCCCAGGTAAACCCGTTGTCCCGGCTGACCTGCATCATGACGTAGGACGTAACGTCGGCCGGCTCCGCAGTTCCAACCCGCTGGACAAGTTCGACCTCATCCACAATGCCCCACGTCCGGTTGTCGTCATTGGCGAAGGTCGGCAGGGTGAATTCCCTAACGTCAGGGTATGCGCTTCGGGTCAGTTCGTAGACCTTTCCGTCCGTCGCAGACAGGCACAGCAGTTTTTCGTAGCAGCGGATATAGCCACGGGCCGAATGGCGGCTGTCCGCCGTCTCTTTCTTGAACCAGACCGGCCTGCCGATGCGCTGCGATTCCGTCAGGTCATAGCACAGCGTAAGGCTTGCCGTGGACACCTCAAAGACCGTGTGCCCCTGCTCAACGTAGGCAGAAACCTCGGCATCCGCGTCAGTATTCAGGTCGGATTCAACGGCAGGCGTAGACACCCGCTCCGAGTTGTACCCGCTGATAATGCGGAACGACCCGTCAGAGGCCAGAAACCCGACAACCTCGTCGGCAGCACCTACCGCCCGTCGCCCGGCAAGGCCAACGTTGAGGTATGCCCCAACAACCGGGACGGGGCCGTTGGCGTCGGAACCCCAAAACTCAACCGATTCGCTGCCCATGACAAGCAACACGCCCTTGTGGGCGAATACCGCGATTGCGTCGTCGGTTTTCTGCTCTGCCGTGGCGAAATCCACGTCATTCCACGTCGTTCCTGCCACGTTCGAGTAGTAGAACCGGCCTTGGTCCGTTGCAGACGGGTCTTCCGTCACAAACCGACCGTTGTGGTAGGTGGACGTATAGCCGAATGCCGCCTTGGTTACGCTGGAAAGCGTCTCGGTAGACGTGTCGAAAAGGAATTCGTCGGTTCCGATGGCAATGTGGATAAGTTCGCCGTTGGTGCTAATGCCAACGGGGCCAGAGCCGGCGATGTAGTCAAACTGCGTTGCCGTGCCGTCGCTGGCAATCTTGTAGAGATACGACCCCAGAACGGCCCACAGCACCCCGCCGACTACGACAAACCCGCGCCCTTCACTGGCGCCAGTGTTTCCAGCAGAGAACTCTGACATGCCCGGACAGGACCGGAGAATTACCTGCTGCCGACCGCCAAAGGAGAACTCCGGCTGCATGTTGACGAGACTTTCTAGCGATACAAACCTTTCCGGGTGCGCGTTGTACGAAAGCCCGACAGGTAGCAGCATCAGTAGTCAACAACCTGGCTAGTGCGCTTGTCCTTGCGCGTCTCGTTCAGTGCGTAAATCTCACGCTCTCCGGCCTGTGCCAGTGCGACAATCTCTGGCGTGAGCGTGCCGAAGTCATGGGCAACCCGCAGGGCCACGAAGGAGCAGAACGGGTCTATGTAGCGGGTCGGAATCTCTGTCAGCGTCCACCGGATATGACCGCGTTCCTTGAGCGAGTCGTACATGCTGTTCATAACAGCAACAACGTCGTCCGATTCCTGCGCAGGCAGCGATTCGTTCGGGTCAAGAATCCGCGCCCGCTTGGCGATGCGCTCGGCAAGTTCAGCAGTTGTCGGCATCTTCCTTCACCTTCGGCGGACGGCCGCGACGTTTCGGGGCCGCAGGAATGAAGTCTGTTTCATCGGCAATGGCAAAGTGCGGATGGTTCGTCAGTTTGGCCAAGGCTTCCGGGTCGGTAACCTCGGCAGCCTCGCCAATGGTGAACTCCACCCCGTAATGCGTCGATACCAGCGGGGCGCCTTCGCACCCGAGATACACAATCTTCACCGGATTACAGCCTCCCTCTCGATGTTTTCCACTTTGTTCCCCATTTCGATGGCGCGGGCAACCTTTGCCATGCGTTCGTAAGCCTGGATTGCCCCGTTGTGCGTGTGAATCTTGGCCGTCAGCGCATCAATCTGCGACTTGGCCTGCTCAATAGACGCCCGGTGCTTGTCTGCTACGGCAACAAATGACTTTGACGTGAACGGGGCGCAGGAGAAATCAGGGCGCCCCCCACAACCCATGCCCTCAACGTAGTACGATTTAAACGCTGGCGAGGATTCGTGAACGTCAATGTCCACGCCGCGCCCACGGGCAAAGCCAAGCCACGCCTCAAGGCACGGCCGCTGCAAGAAGTATTCGTGCTCATCTACGGCCATATCTACGCCGTACAGGCGGATATGCTGATACCCATGGAGCAGGGCATAGGCAATCATGTAGACCGTCGAACTGGTCAGGTAGGTCCGCCCAAACAATGCCTTGGCAGCGTCGAACGGGAACACCTCGATATGGTCAGCCTTGACCGGAAACGCCTCGCCTACGACCATTGGCACGCCAAGGCCGGCAAGAAACTCCGCATACCGCTGCGGGTCGCCGTGCTCGGTCAGATCGTCGTGAATCTCAAAGATTCGGTCATAGCGTGGGTAGCGATTGATGCGGTTACCGAGTACCCATATCTCCCATTCGGTATTCGCAAATGGCGCAAGCATTTCGCTGCTAGGCGCACCGTTGACAATCGCTAGTTTCTTCACCAGTTGACGGCCTCCAAGTCCCCATTGAACGAGTCGCCCGTCACCTTAACAGGCAGGTACTTTGCCAGTCTGGCAATGTCTCCGCTGTCGTACACCAAGCCGGTCAAATCGGGCGCCTCACCTTTCTGCACGCATACCGTCACATTGTATCCGTACCGCTTGACTTTTGCCATCCGGCAGTCAAACCCGGCTAGAACCAGGTGGTACAGCAGCAGCCCGCCATTCCACAGGCTGACGTGCCCGCCAACAATGGTCGGCTTACTCGGCGGGACGGTGATAACAAGCCATCCACCGGGTTTCAACAGGCTGTTTATCTTGTCCAGAAACAGCCCGGGATTGCGCTGATGCTCCAAGCAATGGCAGCACCAGACCAAGGAATAAGTGTCGGGGAACTCCAGTTGCATGAAGTCCCCGACGAAATCGGCAGGCGGCTGGTAACTGTTCGTATGGACAGCCCAACCCCAACCGCGCAGCAGGTCGGCATGATGACCGGACCCGCTGCCTACATCCAAACACGAGGACGGGGCTAGCGTCCGAACGAACTCTAACCCCGCCTCGCCCCTCATTACACGAAGTAATACAGCTTGAGGGTTACCGTGCCGGTAGCGGTGGTGGCGGCATCCTTGATGGTGCCGTACACCTCCAGCTCACCGCCCGGGTCTTCCGTAAGGCCGCTGATGAACTCCCATGCAGCCTTGCCAACCGTTGCAGCGTTGAGTGCCGCGAGGGCCGCGCCGTCGGTCGCATCTGCGCCGGAGTGGACATCATGACCGTTGGACAGGGCGTCCGGGTCAGCAGTCACGCTGTTGTTGAGGTGCGACTTGAGGCCAATGTCCAGAGTCGCGGTGCCGCTGGTCGCCAAGTCGTCCCAATAAACCCTGGACTCATCGAGGATGCGGGCGTTACTCGGGATTTTGCCGAAGTCAACCGTGGTGCCGGATGCCGAAGCCACAAGTTCGTGGGTAGAAATCAGCGGCTTAATGCCGAGACTAATACCAGAACCACCTACGGCCTCGTTGATGCCAGCGCCACGACGGGTTGCGGTGTAATCAGTCATGGTTCACCCCCTATCAGGCGTCAGCCGCGCCGGCAACGAATACCGTTACCACGCCGTGCTGCTTGTTGTTGAAAAACATCTTTTTGATGTCGTGTTTCATCTGGACTGCAACGCCAGGCTGGAACTCGTAGTCCCACTTGTCGTCAACAATCGTGCGCGGACGCTGCGACAGCGCCCAACCTACCGCCTGAGCACCGCACAGGAAGCACGGCTCAACAGGGCCGCCGCCAGCGTTCGCCGTGGCGAAGTCTGCCGAGTCGGTCAGCAGGGTCGTGATTTCCGGAATCTCACGGACAAGCACGTTGTCGATCATCAGGTCGCCCGGCTGCCAGATCGGGTTCGTGCGACCGCGCTCCATAGCGTTCTGCAACTCGGTGCCGAGGCTGGAGTGCAGGTCACGATATGCGCGGGAGCCGACGAACATCACGAACTGCTCGTAGCTGTCCGGACCGGGGCGCCACGGGCGGATGGCCGGGCTTGCGGTCTGAGCCATACGCTTGGCAATGCCGATGATGCCCTTGTCCAGCGTGTCGTTCGTGGTATCGACCTTGGCAAGGTCGGTAGCAACAACGCCCGAGTAGTTGGACTTGGCCGTGCCGTACAGGATGCGGTCGCTGTTGGCAACCGACCATGCGTTGCGGGCCGTGGCATCTGCGTCCGCCCAGTCGTAGTAAGTACCCGAGGACTGAACCGCGCACAGGGCTTGGATCATGTCGTCGCGGGTCTTTTCCATCGCCCAATCCATGAGCAGCGGACGGGCAGCCGAGCGCATGTCGAACTCGGGCTTCTCAAGCTCTTCCTTGTCGAACTCAACCGCGTTTCGGCGGTAGGTCGGGGTCAGCTCGAAGGAGTAGTTGCCTACCTGCTCACCCGAGCCACGCAGGGTGGCCGAGCCGGTCTTGCCATCGCCGGACAGCTTGGTGATCAGCGGGATGCTGATTTTCTTGCTGCCGCGCTCCTCTTTGATGACAAAGAGGCTGTTCATTTCGGTGCCGGTGAACGGAGAAAACCGCTGGTTACGTACGTACTCGCGGAAGAACTCCGAGTCAAACCGGGTCGCAACGTTGCCGCTGCTGGTCGTAGTGTTAGCCACGATTATTTACCTCGTTTTGAAAGGATTGCTTCTAGCGACTCCTCTACGGGTGCGTCTATTGCACCGCGTGATTGAGCCGCAGCCAATGAAGGCACCTGGGTTGCCTTGCGCTTGCCTGCCTGTGCTTCCTGTTCTGCCTGTATTTCGGCCCGAATCTTGGCCTCCAACTCCGCACGAACCTTCGCCTCATACGCCGCCGTGTCCTTCATCTGCGCCATCTGACGCATCTTCTGGCCCATTTCGTAGGCGTACTTGGCTGGGTTCTGCGCGTTGGCAAGTTCATTCAGCAGCAGCGGGTTATCCTTTGCCGCCTCGATGAACTCTGCCTCTACCTCGTCGTAATCCTTCGCTACGGTACGCATAAGCTCGCGGGCCATTTCGGTCCGCATTGCTCGCGTTTCCTCGCGCAGGTTGTTTTCGATGTAGGACAGTGCCCCGTCCGGGTCCTCAAACAGGTCAGGTCGCTTGGGCTTGGCGTTGGCCTTCGATTCAATCTCTGCCAACTTGCGCTCAAGTTCCTGGCGCTTGCGCCGCTCATCTAGAACGGCGGCTTTAGTCCAGTCCTCTTTAGCCTCATCTTTCGGTTTGCTCTCGGTGGCAGTCGGCGACACCTCCGGTTCCGTCGCCTTTACTTCTGGCTCCGGTGCCGTTTCGACCTTGGCCGGTTCGGGCGTTTCTGCCTGTTCCGTACCCTTGAGAACATCGTTAAGAGATTGTTCGGCTACCTCTGACATTGGACTTACCTCATCGACCGTACCGCGCGTCGTCCGCTCGCGCCCGTTTTCCCCGGCGGCGGGTTTGGCCCGTTGTGGGCCAATTCGTCAAATATTGATGTTGGGAGACGGGTCAGGGACGGCAGTAAGAATCGCAGTCTCAATCCGCGTCTGCTCGGTGCGGGCCGCAGTCTCCAAGGCTTGCGCCTCGTCCTTCGCAGCCTGCGCGTTCAACTTCTGGATATTGGCCTGCGCCAATGCCATCTGAATCTGCTGCTGCATCTGCGCCATTTGGGCCTGCATCTGCTGCATTTGTGCAGACATTGCCTGCTGCTGCTCATCGCCTCGCACAAGTTCCAGCACGCGCTTCTTATGCGGGATGGCTGACAGTTCCAACATGGCCTCAAACGGCACAGCCTGCGGTCCGTATGCCTTGGCCAACTCGGCCAGCACCTTGAACTGCTCCTCTTGCGAGGTAAGAACGTCCGGGCCTTCGTCAATAACAATGTCAACGTCCATTTCCGCAACCTGGTTACGTGTGTCCACGACGTTTGACAACTGCGGGTCACCGACCGCCATGGCCTGCTGCAATCTCATGGCTGCCTGCTGGTCGCCGGCCTGCGCGGCCTCCTGCAACTGCTGACCGACGGTAACGGGCTGGTTCAGGCCAACCCACTTGAGGTTTTCCTCGTTGTCGGTGACTCGCACCCACATGGGAGCGTCCCAAAACTGACGGATGCGGTTCCAAATCTGCCGATAGATACGCAGGCGCCAATGCTTGTGGGCATCAAACAGCGGGCCGACCTGAATGCTTCCGCCCTTCTGTGCCCTCTGCATGGCGCGGCCAGACATGCCCTCAACGTCGCCCTGCAACGCGGCATTGCTGCCGGTGGCCTGCAACTTGGCGATGGCGTCCTGATACATGGACAGCTGGCCGGTGGCCATGTCGCCCGTCTGGCTAATCTGGATCGTGCGGTTGGCCAAAGCCCCCGGGGTAAGGGTTACCCACCCATCCGGCTTCTTAAGCTCGTTCTTGGCCTCGGACTGGTCAACGACAGCGCCATCCTCTGCCAATACCTGACGGGCAGACAGCAGGAACAGCGCCTTACTGCGGCGGTGGTTCACCTCGTTCTGCGGGTCAATCAGCCTGCGGAGGTAGCCGTATCGCTGGTTATCCCTGTCCACATAGGCAGACATGGCCACGATGGGGCAGTCAGGGTCGCCGTTCTCGTCAACGTATGACGATGGCTGCGGCTCTACGAGCACGAGGTCGCCGCTGAAGTGGCACACCCACCATTCACCGTCCTTCAGGTAATAGTGCTGGCACACCCTGATGCGCTTGCGCTTGGTATCAGCCCAAAGCGGCTTGTCGTCATAGGTCGAACCATCCGCGATGGCCTCGCCCTTCATCAAGTCGTTAATCTCGCCCGACAGGCCGCGCTTCTGCTTGCCGTACATGCGGACGGCATCTTCCACGTCAAGCCATGCCACGATGCCCATGAATTGAGCATCCGCAAAGTCCCTGCGGCGGCTGTGCGGGTCGTAGTAGAACCTGTCCCAATCGACCTTGCGGACTACGATGTTATAGCCTTTCGGGCCATCCTCAGCCTCGACAATGGCTACCTCTGTGCCCTCAACGAGGAAGTTGTCAAAGCACTCGCTGGCGGTGTTCTGGAAGTCCGCGTTATCGCAGGCGTACCGAATTGCATCGGTAGCGGCCTCAGCAGCGTCCTTATGCTCGCGGGTGCGCGGGTATGCCTTCGGGTCTGCCCGGTGGTCCCGCTCCATGCCAAGCAGGTAATCCAATTGCTCGCGGCAATAGTCGAACGTAACCGGCGCCTGCTTGCGACCCTTGATGATGGCCGCCTCCTCGGGCGTCCATTGCTTCAGGTCGGCATAGTCGCGGTCCCGCTCCGCATCACGGCGGGCATCCTCGGTGGCATTGAGGTAGGACTCAAACTGTTCTGCAAATTTCTCTACAGCGTTTTCCAAGAGCCTTCGCCCTCAAGTCTGCGCCCCCACGCGTCGCGCTCGGGGGCTGGTTTAGCCTTGTTCGTCTTGCGCTGCTCAAGCCCGGAACCAATCAATGGCTCCAGGGCGTAGCGAATCGCATCTATGTAGTGGTTATTTGCATCCATCGGCACAGGCAGAATGTCGCCGGAAAGGCGGTCTACCTTGTACGAATACAGCCGGCACTCCCTCGCCACCTCTTGGCAGCGTGGGTGAACCACGATCTTCCGGTATGACCGAAGGTGCTGAATCCCATCCTCTACGCTGCCTGCCCACTTGCGGACAGGAACGCAGCGCGGCATCCCGTTGCGCTTGACGTAGCTAATCGACTCTGGACGGCTACAGTCAGCCCTGACCGTGTGAGCCGACATGCCGGACAGCCTCGGAGACAGGAAGGCCACCGTGTCGTCAAGTTCAAGGCCTACCTTGCCGGCCTCCTCCTCAATCCACAGGCAGCCGTCGTAGGCCCAACACTTGACAGCGGCCGTTGGGTCGGAGGCAAAGCCCCAATCAAGCCCGTAGTAAGGCCCGTCCCAGGTTGGCTGCGGGGTGAACTCCTCAACATGCCACTTCCCGGCCAATACCTGCGCATCACGGCGCGTTACACACTCGCCTTCCCACACATGCGCGTAGTAGTCCGGGTCGCGGGCCAAGTCCTGTAGCCGCTCGGCTTCCAGCTCGGCGGGGAACCAAGGGTTGTCCCCGTGATTCAGCCGCACAATCTTTGCATCGGCCGGCGGGTCAACAATGAACCGCTTATGGGTCGCGGAATCCTCGTCCTCCGGGTTCCACGTTAGCCAAATCTCTGAACCAGGGGCGCGGATGGTCGGTATCAGCACCTTCCAAGAGGCTTCAGATACCGTCTCGGCCTCCTCCACCCAGCAAATGCCTACCCCATGGGTTGACTTGATCTGCTGGTAGTTGTGCCGCAGGCCCTTAAAGATGAACTCAGTCCCGTTCTTCCCACGAATGTAGGACTCGCCAATCTCGTAGTGCGCCCTGAGCCAGTCGTGCGCCTCAATGGCCGCCCGTATCTCGGCATGTACCGAGTCCTTCAGGCTGTTCTGCAACTCCCGGGCACACAGGATGCGCGTTGGCGCCGCGTAGCCCCTGACTGCTGCCATGAGGGCGAAGGAGTACGACTTGCCGCTACCCCGTCCACCGTAAGCCCCTCGGTACCGAGCCTGGCCGTCAAACACCGGTATCAGCTTTGGCGGCAGCTCAATCCTGGCCGAACCCATGCGGGGCCACAATCTCGATGCGGGTCACAACGTCAACGTCAACCGGGGTTCCGTCTGGCCCGCCACTCAGGTACACCTGTTGTGCGACCTTGCCGTCAAGCCTGTCTCCAATCTCTTTTAGCGCCCCTAGGTCGCCGTCTGCGGCCCTTGCAATCAGCGCCTCGGCAAGGGAGCGCAGCTTGTCGGGGTCTTTGTCCTGCGCCAGTGCGCGGCGGATTGTATCGCCCCACAAGCGATTGGCCTTACTGGAGTTTTTATTGCCTGCGGGGGCGCCCATCAGAACCACCGTCCAACAAGCGACACGAGGCGGTCGGTCAGGTCGCCGATGTCGCGTGCGCCCATGTCGGCAGGGGTTACCCGCCACCTGTACCCGTGTGTGCTTACCATGTCGCAATACTCCCCGCGCTTGTCAATGACGATGGCAATGGTGTCTGCCCTGACTGCCACCGCATCCCCGTTGGGAGGGGTGACAATGACCATGCCACGCCGTGCCCTGATGATCATGCGTCTACGTCCCTGACAAGCACCCCGGAAAACCGGACCCCGCATACCGTGTCGTTCGTGTTCGTGGTGCATTCAAACCACAAGAACGACTTTTCCCCAACGACGAACGCCTGGCTGGGGTCGATTGTCACCTGGTTTTCCACCGATGTATCCACGTCACAGCGGAACACCTCGTACTTGCAATTACTGACGGCGCTGTACACCCATCCACGAACCGTTACCCGTGGCGATGACCCGCCCGTCGTTTTGGTTACGTTGATCCGCAGCCAATCGGCAAGGAATTGATGGCAGCGGGGGACGCAAAATATCGCCTGCTGAGTGGTCCCCGACCCGGCCGGCACCTGAGCCTGCGTTGTCCCTGCCACCGGCGCCGTGGCCGTAATTGCCCCGGCGTTAGCCCTGCCGGACCCGGCCAGATAGACGGACATCCGGTTGACGCCGAAGAACGACCCAACCGTTTGGACAGTGTTTGTGCCGTCGAGCGTCACGACCTCGGTTAGCACGTCCCAATCGGCGTCTACCCCGTAGACCACGATGCTGTTAGCGCCCGTGCTCCCGTTGTCGTCTGCGGCCGATGCCGATACGATGTCCAGTTGTTCGGCGGTGTACAGGGGCACAAATGCCCCGCCGGGTGACCAAACGGCCTCCGCAGCCGCAGAATCAACGTCCGTGTTGTACCCGAACTTGTTCCACGTTGACGCGCCCTGCCTGCGCCCGAGGGCGACCTC